ATAACTTACCAATTGGTAAATTCATAGCTTGTACAGAAACGATGTCGTTTGCTAATAATTTAGAGAATACTCTCCTAATTATTGGAAAAACAACTGTTTCGAATGAACCTGAATCAGCAGCTGTAGTAGCTTCGTTGATTAGGTGTGTTGCTTGGTTTTCATATAGCTGAGCTATATTTTCTTTAACGTGTCCTTTAAGACCGTCTAGGAATCCAAGTTTGTTCCATTTGTTTAAGGTATCTTCTTTAATAACTTTAAGGTGTTTTAACCCAATGTTACCGACCATACCTGATTCTAATAGTGCTCCCATAGTTTTTTTTTTAGTTTAAAAAGCGTTTATTTAATTTTAGACATTAAGTCTTTCATCCTACTAAATTGTGGATTTTCGTAAACTTTTGATTCTAACAGTTTACCTCCACTAGTAGGAGTCTTAGTAATTTTCTTTTCCACTGACTCAGCAATTGTTTTTGTAGGTTTAACTACTTCCTGAGTTAGTTCTTCTTTGATTACCTTGTACAAATCTTTAGAACCTTTTAATGAATTAACTCCATCAAAACGTCTTAAAACTTTGATTTTTTCCTGCTTGGTAGTTGAATGTTCTGTAAATAGACGTGTTACGTAAGCTAAATTTGAATTAAACACACCTACTTCATTCAGTTTATCTTTAAAAGTTGTTAATGCTTTCTTATAATCAGAATTTTTAACTTTTAAAGTTTCTACCTCTTCTTTAAGAAGATTGTAGGACTTTCTAATACGACTTTCACCTAGGTTACGATTTGGTGTAATAGCTTTTCTAATACCAGAAGGTTTATGTTTACCACCAGACTCTCTTCCCAACCCTAAAGTTCTTGAAGCTTCTGTTGTATCATACTTTCTAGTACCTCTTGCCATTCTTGCTCTGGTTTTTAAAGACATTTTATCGTCTTCATGACCATGTTCTCCACCTAACATATCAGCCTCTCTATCCAAGTAACCTTGGTTAGAGTGTCCTTTATGGTTTTTGAGTCCATAGTCACCTTCTTCCATTTCGTGTTCACCTTCATCCATATAAGCTTCTTTAGTATAACCTTCTTCAGTGTGATGCATTTCATCCATCCCATCTTCAGGTCCTAAATCCATATCAGCTTCCCCCATTCTTTGTTTTTTAATATCCGAATCCACACCAACTACTTTAGATTTTCTACCATCAAATTCATTTCTGTCTTTGTGGTCTTCTTCTTCATAGTCTTCAGACAATTCAATTTCATAAACAACATCATCCATTTCGTCCATTTCTTTGTGACCTTCGTCCATGTTATCCATTTCCTCCATGTCCATTTCGTCCATTTTGTCCATTTCTTCCATGTCCATTTCGTCCATGTCCATTTCCTTAATTGATTTTTTCATTGTTTTTGATTTTTTTTCTTCGTCTAGTTTAATGATGTATTCAGTGTCTGTAGTAGTATCAGTCAACTCAATTTCTTCATCATCTTTTTGGATAATGATTCCATCTTCGTCTCCCATTGCTTTAAATACTTTTAACACTTCTTCATCGGATGCTAATGTTAAGTCTAGAGGTGGCAGTTCAGGTAACTCTACGTCGTCTGTCTCGTCCTCAATATCAAGTTCCATACTATCTAACACATCTAAATCCATTTCAGGTTCATCACCTTCCATTTCATCATCAACATCGATAATATCAACTTCTTCTTCTTCTTCTTGCTCCTTAAGGTAATCGTCTTCGTTTAACGATTCTTTTACTAATTCTTGAATTTCTTCCTTCATAGTTGAAGAAAGTATTTCTTTTGCATTAGACTTCATAGTTTCTTCCAACTGTTCCGCCTCGAGCAACGCTTTTTCTAAAATTGATTCACTCACGTTTTTTTTATTTTTTTTAAAAAGTTTATTATCAAAAAGCCACAAGCATAAATGCGGTTTTATTATAAATATAATAGTATTGTAAAAAAACCCAATTTAAATGGCTTTAGTGATAGATTTATCTATTTAAGAAATTGTCCAACTTAGACATCATAGATAAAGATTTATTTAATTTTTGTTCTGGAGCTTTAGAAGATTCCAAAACTTCACCAGTTTCATCTACGCTATCTGGTGATTCTGTCTCTTGGAATAGGTAAGAGCCTGGTGTTGAGGGGGATGATACTAAGTCAAAACAAATTAACTCAAAGTCTTCTTGGACTTGGTTGTAGTCTCCGTTTTTTGTTAGTGAACCAACACCTCTAGAAGATATACCTAGAGTAACACCCTGTCTTAATAAATTAGCTGCTTGGTCACCAACACATGAAATAACCCCTTCTTTAATATATCCTGGTGATGTAAGTAGCTTAAGTTTACCAATTAATCTATTTCCATCCCACCAAGTTTCTGTGATTATATGAGAAGCTCTATCTAAGTCTATTAAAGATGATTCTGGATGATTAAGTTCAGATATCGCACCACCTTTTTTTATTACTTCTTGGTATCTTTCGTTTTCTCTTCTTAGTATTTGTTCTGGATATATTCTTCCGTTCCTGTTTGGGGTGTCGTATTTTTGTAAAATAGCTAACATATAAATCTCCCCACCGAAATCAGCATTTTTCATTTCTGAAATAATAGCTTTATTTTCGTCTGGTGATATGTACCCATCATGTTCTACTAAAATACCATGACCACTTTCTTTGGCTTCTAAAACTCTCATAAATTACTTTTATTATAAATATGATGCTATCTAAAAAAACCTTAGTGTTCTATTTTTTAGAACTATGAAATTTAAATATTTTTGATGTTAGGAAGGACTCTTCTATAACTTTATTGGTTATTTGGTGTATTGGTTCTGATAATTCTATAGATTTCATATCTATTTTTTGTTTTGGTTGTAGGAATAAGGTTATTTCACATCTAATAAAACTTCTTTTACCTTTTCTTATACCACTAGCTCGTAAATCTAAGTCTATTATAGATATATCTTTAAACATAGAACTTTTTATGTTACCATGTACCGTAGTCTTTATTCTACTTTTAAATTTTTTTACTCGTCTATTCCAGTTTTCATGGTCTTCATTTGGTTCTGCCCATGTTGATAGATTTATAAATAATGATTTTAGTGAACTAACATCTACAGTACCGTATGATGTCCTAAATAACTTTGAAACTTGTGTTTTTACTTCCCTTCCTTGTTTTAACATATTAAATATTTTGTATAATAAAATATAAAAAATGTAGAAACTTACTTCAAGTCCTCTAACAAGCCCCTAACCCTGATATAAGATTTTTTGCTGTTTTTTAATGACTTAATTTCGTTTTTTACTTGTACTAACTTTCCGGAAAGTGACTCATCTTGGGATTCTTTAATTAGGGAATTAATTCTATTTAAGGAAATATCTTTAATATTTTTAAATTCTGTTTCTAGTGTTTCCTCTGTCATAAGTAGAGTGTTTTTAAGAATTTCTTGTTCACCCTCTGAAAGTTGTTTACCATATACTTCACTGTAATTTTTACTTAATACGTGTGAAAGTATTTTAGGGTTATTAATTTTACTTATAACTTTTTTTCTTTCTGTTATTAGGTGAGTTGTTAGTTTTTGTTTTGCTTCTGTAACAACATCTAATTTAGTAACGTCTTGGTTAAAAACTACATCATCAATATTTTCATATATAGAATTTTTTCTTTCTATACAAAGTTCTTTTCTATCCTCTATTATTTTATCTAGTATTGGTTTTACTTTTTTTAATTCACCCTTTCTATCTTTTAGGTAATTAAATGCTTCATTAAGATATGATGTACTTTTTTCTTTATTTGTGATAGTTTTACTTTCTATTTCGTTATATAACGTAAAAAATTCTCTAAGAACTTTAGAGTATTTCATTGTACCCATTATAATCGACAGATTTTTTTTAAATTTATTACTATCTTTAAAAGAATTTTCTAATATAGAATCTATACTATTTTTGTAGTGTGAGAAGTTTTTCATAAAGTTACTTTTATAATAAATATACTTAATCCTTTAATAATGTGTCAACCTCATCATTAATACTATCAATATTATTTTTTGTTCTATTAAATAACTCATCTAAACCATCTTTAGATAACCCTCTACCTTCTAAAATTAAAGGTAGTTCAGAGTCAACATTAAAACCTTCAGCAGCCGCTACAGGGTCGGTTATCTCTTCACCAGCACCAGGAGCTTCAGTTTCTGAGTCACCCATATCAAAATTAGCGTCTTCTTCACTTCCCATATCTAATCCTGGTTCCTCACCTTCTGAATCAGTAGTATTTGTTACGGTCGGTGGTTCTCCATATAGTTTATCAACAGTATTAAATAACCCAGTCTTTTTAATTACATCACCCGTACTTTCTAATTCTGTAGATACTGCTTTTTCAAATCTTTGTTGTTGTAAGTCTAATTTAATTTCTTCATCACTCATACCTAAAATAAACTTTTTTGCCCATGTAGCTGAAACTGGTGCTATACCACTTCCTGGGTCACCCACAGCATCTTTATATAATGTTATTTTAGTTTGCCATTGTTCTAGTTTTAGTAGTTCTGATTGGGTTGATGGGTTAGTTAGACCTAAGGAAAAGTTTTCTAGTTCATCCTCGAACCCTAAAACATATAAATGAATTATAGCTATTTTATTTAACTCTTGGATGATAGCTTTCTGAATCCTATTTATGGTTCTTGCGAATCTAATATCTAAAAGAGCTAGATTTTTACCTTCACCCACCACCTCCTCAAAACCTAAAAACGCTTTTGGTATTCTAAGAGAAGCTAGTAATTTTTTTTGTATATATTCTATATCTGCAATTTCACTTAAATTTGTTGCTCCAGGTAAAGTTTCTATAGGACTTGGAGCTGCTTGGTCTCTTACTGGTATAAAATAATCTTGGTCCACAGCCATTTGATTCATTCTTAAGTCCACATTTCCATTTTGTGGGTCTACTACTGGGTCCCTTTTAAACTTATTGGCTACTTTATTAATATAAGCTTCGACATCTTTGTCATCCATATTACCAACAAAGACTTTAAAAACTCTTCTTTCTGGAGCTCTAGATGTTCTATATACTAACATAGCATCCTCAGCTAACAACAACTGTTTCCATATTCTTCTAGCTTTTTCCAACATAGAGGTACCATAAGGTAATCTTCTATCATCACCTAAAAGTCTAAAATGTGCTATCTCCCAAGAATTAAATGTTAAGTCTTTTTCTCTCCATTTAAATTCTACTTGGTGAGCTTTGGCATCACTATTATCCATTTGGTTTAAGTAACTATGACCTTCTGTTCTTTCCATTTCAATATTAGGTAGCTGGTTGCACCCTATAACTCCTTTTTCTGGGTCAATTTTTAAATAAACAAAATTATCTCCGTATTTACAAGCATTACGAATCCACATGATTAAATTTGTGTCAACGTCTAATATGTTATTAAATAAATCACCTAGAATTGACTTTATTCTAGTGGATTCAGACTGTATAGATAAAATGTAACCTTTTTCTGACGGGGTTGTGGATTCTTCTGCATATATATCCAAAGCAGCAGATATTTCCGGTGTAAACTCCATGGACTCATAGTCATAATAAGAAGCTAATCTAGTTGGTTCGTAATAAATAGATTTAGTATATAGTTCATTATCTATTTTTTGCCATTGACTTGATAGGTACATGGATTGTTGCATTTGCAACTTCTTCTCCTCATAGTCTTTTTTAGAATCAGTTTTTAGTATTTCTTGTGAACCAAGTTTAAATTTTTGGAATGTTGGTTCTTGAGCTGTAGGTCCAGCAGGACCAAATAATTTTCCTAGTCTTTGATATATTGTTAAGTTTTCTGCCATATTGTTTAATAATACTGATTATTTTATAAATAGTAAATCATTTACTATCGGATTTTACCGAATAGCCAAGCGTTCTGTTTATATTGTTCTTTAATGTCTGAAGGTGTATTACCTGGTAATCCAAACATAGGTTTATTCTGTTGAGGTTTTCTATAGTCAGGTTCTTCGTTAGTAGAATTACTACTATTAATCCAACCGTCTAACATTGCTTTTGTCATACTGTCAGCTTTATGTAATTGACTAAAAGAGTTTTCACCAACATACAATGCCATGGCTATTGCCATAATTAAATCATCATGTTTACCTTTCATGTGATTTGGTTTTCCGTTTATATAGACAAATGTATACATCTCATTTAACAACCTTTTAGACCTTATTACAAATTTATGTCTAAGAGCCTCCTCAAAGGCTGCTATTATCTGAGTTCTTTTATTATTAAAGGCTAATCCAGGTGTTTTAGTACCTTCGTTTGGGTTATACTTCCATTTATCTGCCGTATTCATACCCTCCACATATAAATCTTTATATCCTAATTCTTGTAATTTTCTAGATGTCGCTACACCCATACCCCCTGTTATATCAGTAACTACATAGGCATTATACATACTTCCCCATTTATACACTATATCAGCGGCTAAATCTGGTGGAATTTTACCTAGATATTCAGCTACTTGACATCTAGAGTCAAAATCTATAATTATTATAGATGTAAAATCTTCCGAATCACCCCTACTTACATCACACCCCAGAATATAACGATGACCCTCTATTGGCTTTTCCCAAATCCACATTTGGTTACCCACAAACATTTCTTCAGGGTCCCTAATATCTTCATGTTTTATTTTTTCAATAGTTTCTACAGGTATAACGTTATCCCCCGAACCTAAAAAAGCACTTTCTAACTCTTGTGATATTTTTCTTCTATCATACTTAAGTTTTTTAACCATACTCTCAAACCAAGAAGAACAAGGTTTATAACCATCCCTAGATAATTCTTCAAATTTACTTAATTCTTTTTCATATAAAAACCCATCTTCATCATAATCCTCCCTATTTAATAAAAAATGTACAATATCTTTAGTCTTAACCCAAAAAATATCTTTTGTAAATCTGGGGTCGTTTTGCCAATGAAGTTCTGAAATATGAAAACTATTTAAACCTTTTATAGATTGTTCGTATATTTCATAATAAATCTTATCGTACCCATTTGGTGTTGATATTACTATTACTTTACCTCCTGTAGATAATGATGCCATACATGCAGCCCAAAAATCGTCTCCCGCTTCTATGTATGCGGCCTCGTCAAATATTAATGTTGTTGGTGTAAACCCTCTAAGTGCATCTACGGAAGTAGCCACAGCTTTTACTTCACTACCATTATTTAATTTAAAATGCTTTTGTGAATCTTTTTCTTTTGAGAACCCAACGTTAATCCAATCAGGCCACTGATTTATAAAACCTCTAACTTTATTAGCGAATTCTGACGCGGTGTCCAGTTTGTTCGCAATTATAAGAATTTTTTCTGGTTTATTTTTAGAAGCGAATTGTAATTTTTTTGATACCCAAGCTGCAGTTGCTGTGGAAACACCCGCCTGTCTATACTTTTTTGTGATGTTATCGTTATATACCTCAAAATTCCTTAACATCATCTTTTGTTCTGGAAACAAAATAAATGGTACGTACTTAGATTGGGTATTGTCGTAAGTTTCTAAATAGGTTTCAATAGCGTAATTTGTGTCTTGTAAGCACCTAGCATAGTCCTTTATTAAATCTTCTTTATTCATACGCTATAAATATCGGAAAAATATTAACCTTTTACAAGTTATATAAAAAGTCTTTTTCTGCTTTTGTTAAAGAGCCCATTCCACTCTTATTAATCTTGTCTAGAATTGTGTCCATATCTAGTTCTGGTTCTGTTTGAGTTGTAGTGTCGTCTGATGTGTCTGGTGTTTGGGTTATTTCACCACTAGCGTCTTCGTAATCTTCTTGCTTTAATTGGTTTACTATGCCGTCAATCATTTTCTTAACTTGGTTTTTACCTTCCTGACTACCCGATAGTATTTCTTTAGCTAATTTAAGGAATTCTTCAGCTTCTAAACTTACAAATTTAAAATAAAAATAATTTTTAATTCTTTTTTGTTCATCAGTGTTAAAAAAGTCTTCTGGATATACCTCTAAAAATTTTTCCCAAATTACTGGTCCTAATCGTAAATCCCAAATTTCAGCTGGTAAAGTATCCTCCATACCAATTACTTCTTGAGCCATGTCTGGGTCAGATGGTAGTCCGTGAGCAGAAACATACTCCATAACACCTTTATATAATTCATGTACTAATATAGGAAACATTAATCCCTTTGCTTTAATTGTAGGTGGGTCTGTTTCTAAGTCTAATTCTTCTTTTCCAGCCATAGCTTGTTCTGCACCACCCCCACCAATCATACCTTCCATATCTGGCATTACCCAATACATTAAATCGTTAACTGACATTACTATAGAGTATAACCCAACTAAATCTGGGTTTATATCATTTAATCTTTCATTTACTAAGTGGTACATGTAGTGAGCTTTTTTTGCTGACCCCTGTATTAAAGAATTTATAAATCTTCTTTTTTGTTTTTCTAAATCTAATTTTTGTAACCTTTTA